ATGCGAACAATGCGCTACCACTACCCCACGGAGACGGACGACAGCAGTCCTGATGAAGGTGAGACTGGCAACCATGCTGTAACCCACTTGCTAATGCAGCTGCAGGAACAACTGCATGCACTTAACTATCCCACAGATGATAGCGACGACTCCACAGACGGTGAGGAATTAGTATTCCGATTAACCGTGGAGGAAAGCGCAAGCGAGGACGACAATGACAGCCGTCAAAGCCTGTCCGTAGACGATGTGGGGGCAGAGGTAGATGTAGAGGTGGAAGGGGCATACGGTGGTGTTGCATCGGATAATTTACTATGTCATGAAAGTATGGATGATCCCGAGTACAGCGGTGCCAGCGTCGGGAGTCGCCCTGACGGGTATGATGAAAGGGCACCCTGGAAATGCACAATATGTGGGAGACCTGTCACTCCACAAGAGCTAGCTACCTTCGGGGTAGTCAATCCCTGGAATAAGCAGGGAGTGTGCACCGTGTGCTTTCACGGGCAACAAGAGAGGTTCAACAGCATCTGGGGTTAATGGACTTCATTACCATTGAAGCTGAAGATACCAATAGTTCAGACAGCAGCCAATGTGAGGAAGAGGAAGATAAGGACGATTCTGCATTAGGGACATTTATAGACGATAGTAATGGAAACGACGAACCCGACAATATCAGCCATGTGCAATTGTTGCACTCCCAGCGATCACAAGACTTTGAGATTATACCTAAGCGAGTGGCAGGACATTATACCCGTAAGCGACGAAGAACACGGTCCCCCCACGGTGAGAGCGATATCATTCGATGCCAGCACGGCGGACATGGAGACCCAAAGAAAACTGTGCAAGTATTGTCTCATAGTCCTCCTAAAACGATTAGGCAGTATTTTACGTCTGGGGATACTAATAGACCCCATAAAGATACTTCGGAGGGATGCACAGGGTCAGGGGCCACGCACACCACACGGGTTATTACCGCGCAGGTGCACGTTCCTGCTGAACCTACGTATACGGCTGGAGGAAATTCTCCTGCCAGAACTCCCCTTAGACAGATTGATCCTAATGGTCGACCTCCAGGACGTGTCACACCTGTATCGCCTCCTGTCCCCCACCGTAGACGAAACGTATCTGCAGGTGGGACACATTATGGAGAGAATGGAGCACGCCTGCCGCCGCCGTATGAAACGGCATCAGAAACGAGGCAGACTGAAGGACAGAAACTACTTCAACGCTGCCTAGTTTCAAAAAATAAGACATTAACTGCGTTAGCGGTGTTTAAAGAACTATATACGGCTAGCTTTACGGAGGTTACAAGGACATTTAAAAGCGATAAAACGCAAAGTTATGAATGGGTGTTCATGGTGTTGGGGTGTTCACATATTGCATTAGAAGCTGTAAAAGATGTATTAATACATAATACGGAACATGTAATCCTTGATATAGATCCATATAAACATCTGGGAGTATATTACGTAGGATTTACAGTTAGCAAAAGCAGGGAGGGGCTTTTGCGGTTTCTAAAACAACATAATATATTTACCGAAAATGTAGTGCTATCTAATCCGCCAAATAAACGCTCCGTGCTATCCGCGCTATTCTTTGATAAGTTAGTACAGGTAAGCGGGGACAAACCACAGTGGATGATAGATATAATAACCTCTGGGGACAAGGGTGGTGAAGGCTTTGAATTAAGTAAAATGATACAATGGGCTCTGGACAACAATATGTACGATGAAGGGGCAATAGCATATAACTATGCGTTATTAGCTGATACGGATCTGAATGCACAATTATGGCTTAAGCATAATTCGCAGGCTAAATATGTACGGGACGCTGCTACAATGTGTAGACACTATAGAAGGGGGCAAATGCAAGCGATAGGGGTAATGGAACATTTGGCTACACGTATGCGGGAATATGCAGATAGCGATATAGAAGAGGGCTGGAAACGTATAATTGTGTTCTTACGATATCAACATGTAGACCATCATACATTTATAAATGATTTAAAATACTGGATTGTAAATAGACCAAAACGTAGTACAATCGCTATAGTGGGAATACCGGACAGTGGGAAAAGCATGTTCGGGATGTCACTCATACAATTTCTAGATGGACGGGTGTTAAGCTTCTCTAATCATAAATCGCATTTCTGGTTACAACCATTGTCAGAAACACGTTATGCATTAGTGGACGATGTAACATGGCCTGCATGGGACTATATGGATGTGTATATGCGAAATGCATTAGACGGTAACCCTATATGTATCGATTGTAAACATAGAGCACCAATACAAACAAAGTGTCCGCCGTTGTTATTAACGAGCAATTACGACCCTAGGGAGCGTGGGACAGGGGCGGAAAACAGCTACCGATACCTACTAAGTAGAATTACCTTTATGTCATTTAATAGGAGTATCCCATGTATTGGGGGACAGCCGAGATTCCTAATTTCACCAGCGGACTGGAGATCATTCATGCTTAAGTTCAGGAAAGAACTGGACATCAACCTAACAGACCTTGATTATGGAGGGGCTACGGGAGAGCCTGGAGAGACTGCAGAGGAGAGAGGCTGAGATACTAGAGCAGGACCCAACTGATCTGCAGACAATAACTGAATATTGGGAAAACGTTAAGAAACAACACCTGCTGCTATATGCAGCTGGACAAAAAGGTTATAAACAACTAGGCCTGCAACGCGTACCACCACTACACGTAAGCGAACAGGAGGCAAGGGACGGTATTCTGATGGTCGTCTTATTGAGGTCTCTCCTAGGTACACCACATGCCCTACGCACGTGGAGTCTAGGGGAGTGGGGGCCCAGACTGTTCCGGACCCCACCGGACGGTCTAAAGTTCGGGCCGCATACTGTACGGGTATTTTATTGTAATGATCCAAGTACGGAAACCGAATACCCATACTGGGATAGTTATCTATTTTATGATCCCACTACAGGGGAGTGGACAGAGGGTATAGGGGGTTATGATAACGTAGGTATATGGCATGAAACCATTAATGGGCGAGGGTATCATATGATATGGAGGGATGAAGCGCGTAGAGTGTGTGGGGGTAATCAAGTAACATGGGAACTTTCCACTAGCGACCGTGACTCGCTAGACGGTATACCGCCACCGCTACTGGAATCAACGCGTGTGGAGTCACCCGAACCAGCCACAGAGCCGGAGACACCATCTCCACCACAACTGTCAAACTACGCCTTAGGCGACCCGCCAAACATACGAGGCGGTTCAAATTCGGCGCGCACCCGATCTCGACGAATCCGTACAAGAGGTACGGGTACTGACACACCAACAGGCATCCGTCCAGAGGACGTGGGGACGGCGAGAACAACGGTCCGGGGTGGTGGGACGCGACTAGACCGCCTCATCGCGGAGGCTAAGGACCCACCTGGGCTGTGCTTTGTCGGCCGGACAGGCCAGCTCAAGACCATACGGTACCGGGTGCAGACCGGACCGTATAACGTAACACGCATAAGCACTACCTGGCACTGGATAGGGGACGGGGAACATTTGTCACGTATGATTATTCTGTTCAATGATTCGCATCAGCGGGAAGTATTTGCAAGAGCGTTTCGGGTCGTATCGGGTGTACGGGTCTATAAGGTCTCATTGTCCGGAATATAAGGATGGTTGCGTACAGACGGTTCCTTCTCCAGCTGCCTGTTCCTCCTACCTCATTTCCGTATTATTACGGGCCGCGTTTTTTATTACATTCTGCTGCTACCTCGTCCTCTTTGTCCTCTACTGTGTCCCCCTCCTCCGCTCGTACTATATCGAGGCGGCGGAGAGCCGCAGCGGACGACCTATGGCGTAAATGCCAATATGGGGATTGTCCAGACGATGTCCGTCAACGTTATACTCAGACTACTATAGCTGATAAAATACTCCAATGGGGAAGTGCCCTAGCATATTTAGGTGGCCTTGCGGTCGGGACAGGCCGTGGCGGTGGTGGTGTTCGGTTGGGTAGTGGGGCGTCTGCAGTGCCCCGACCCACGGCCCCTGATACTACAATTCCGTTTACCCGTCCTGTTGTACCCGATAGTGCGGCCGCCGTTCCTGAGGGTGGCATAGGGACTGTTCCTGCTGACAGACCATTCCAGGTGCCCACTGCCAACGTTCCTGTGGATGTGGTACCTGTGTCCGGGACCGAGCATGCTAATACATTACCTCCTAATACGTTTGTGAATCCTGCCTTTGAGGGGGATTTAGATTCCTCATCCTCTATCGATAGTGTAGTTATAGGCGATTTGGTTCGTAGTGAGGATGCCCCACGGACACGGGGTGACACCTTTATTATGGAACATGAATTTGTCGGCCCTATTAGTGAGGAGCGTAGGCCGTACTTCCCTACTCTTAATAGTAATCCTACACAACCTTTCGAGGAAATCGAGATGGTTACTTTCGGTAGTACTGCTGATGAGGATTCTGCAATAGTCGGTCGGGAGCCTAGCACAAGCACTCCTGTCACTTTTGGGACACGTGGCACTGCAGGACGGCCTCGTGGATACACTCTTGATGTAACCATCAGTAATCCCGTATATGATGAGGCCCTAGATATTGACAGGTTATTTCAAGAAGGTTTGCAGGAGTGGGTGGATAGTGATATTATCTCTCCCGATGCCCCCGGCATTCCTCTTGGGGATCCCTCATATGCAACAGCGTCCTTCGGAACACGGTTGCAGGTATCTAGACCGGGACAGCTCCCTGGTATCCGCCTCCGCAGTGGTAGACGGTTGCAGATACCGGTATTGTTTACAGGGGACTTGTCGTCCATAGCTCCCGATCTGGAATTACAGCCCTTGCAGCCTGTTGGTGCAACCGGCACTGTCGTTTCTAACAGTGGTGCTGCAGAAACAGTGTTCTCTGCTGCAGACACAATAGGCTGGGACGGTCAGAATATTTCGGCCTCTACTGGTATTATAGACATTGGTCCCGTGTCTGGGGACGACCTACCGTTTTTTGAAATCCCCCTTGATGATCCCTTTCCTGAAATGGAGATTGTGGAGGAGAGTGAGACTAATACTACTCCTTATACTTTATCTGATATCTCGGTTGTGGATACTACTTATCCGTTCCCTGCTATCACATCTGCGGCGTACCCGTCTGTGAGCATTCAGGAGGATGGGGGGATTGTCGTCTACCCGACTCCTGCCGCACCGGTGTCGTATGGTGGGCTCGTCAGTATGGACCCTAACTCGTTGTTCTGGTTTCTGCTCCGCCGCCGTCGGCGCCGCCGTCGTACCACTAAACGTATCCTTCTCAACAGATGAGTGCTGCTGGGCCTGCTCCTGCGTTACCATCGGCATTGTATATTCCTAATGCTGCGCCTCTACAACCACCCCTATTTACTACGGACGACTTTGTTTCCCCTACGGACTATGTGTATCACGTAAATACGGGACGTCTTTTGATGGTCGGTAACCCATACTTTTCTGTCCCTGATGCTGATAAGGACCGTGCAGCGGTTCCTAAGGTGTCTGGTAATCAATATAGGGTGTTCAGATTGAAGCTTCCTGATCCTAATGATCAGTTTGACCTCCCGGACGGTCTGTTTGACCCGGAGAAGTTTCGATATGTATGGCAACTTGTAGGCCTTGAGGTTTGCCGTGGTCAGCCTCTGGGTGTGGGCATTTCCGCGGCCCCGGCCTTTAATAAGGGTCGTGATGTTGAAAGCCCTGCACGTTTAGTTGCGGACGATGCCACGCGAGAGGATGACAATCGCGTGAGTGTCGGTCTTGACCCCAAACAGAACCAGATGTTAATTGTCGGTTGTGCCCCAGCATATGGTCAGCACTGGGGCAAGGCAACTCCGTGTCCGGATGACACATTGGATACCCAGTGTCCACCTATAGAACTGATTAGTAGCACATTGCAGGATGGTGACATGTGCGATATTGGCTTCGGGTGCATGGACTTTGCAGCCTTGGCCGCCAATACGTCCGATATACCCTTGGAACTCATTAACACTGTTAGTAAGTACCCAGACTGGATCCGGATGCATAATGATCCTAAGGGCGATTGCTGTTTCTTTCTAATGCGTAGAGAACAGTTGTATGCACGACACATGTGGCAACATTCTGGTGGCATCGGTGAGGCCATACCGAGTGTTTATCTTAATACCTCGTTTACGAGTACTAATAACTGTGCTTACATGTGTGTTCCTTCCGGGTCTGTATACACCTCTGATACCCAGTTGTTTAATCGGCCGTACTGGCTGTCCAAGGCGCAAGGTCCTAACAACGGCGTTTGTTGGGGTGATGATCTGTTCATTACTGTGTTGGACAATACGCGGGGTGGGGTCATGAACATTTCTACGAAACCTACGGATAGTGGGGATGTGTATAAACCTTCGGACTTCCGTGAATATGTCCGACATGTAGAGGAATACGAATTATCCTGTGTGTTACGGCTATGTAAAGTGCCCCTCTCCCCAGATGTTCTTGCCTCTCTCTACCGTGCTGTCCCCCATGTGCTGGGCCGTTGGGGTATTTCCGAGTACCCACAGGCCGATACTACCCCGGAGGATAAATATCGGTATATCAGTTCACAGGCAACCCGATGTCCACTACCTGCTGCAGATACGCCTACGCCGGTGCAGGATCCGTGGGCGGATATGACTTTCTGGACTGTCGATTGCACGTCCCGCATTTCCCCCGAATTACCGCGTTTTCCCCTCGGTCGCAAGTTCCTAGCTTTGCCCGGACCCCGTCCGGCAACCCCATTATATGGAAAACGTTCTGCTACTGCCGCAGCCCTCACGGGTGCAGCTGGTGTGCGATCTGCTGGCGTCCGCTCAGGCGTGCGCACTGCGAAGCGTAGGCGGAGGTAATGGCGTCGCTTATATGATATCCAATGTTTTTAACGTTACATAAATATATGCATATCTTGTTACATGCCTGTTCCTGTATTCATTGTACCCTCGTCAACCCCTTAGTTGACAGCCCCTTATACGCCCACATTTCGATGTGTTGAGACATTTCCTGGGGCTTATGTTTGCGCGTTCAACCGTTCGGTTGACATTCGTTGACAGCTGCAATTGCTCGAATGAATAGAAGGCGCGGCGGCAGCAACCGTCTGGCACCGTTCCGACTTGAAAAAGGTACACCCTTATATAATATATATATTATATCATCAGATATAAAGTTTTTACCACTCTCAACCCTATGGTTGACATAACGTATATTGGATAGGAACCGTAACCAATAGCGGTTCGTACAGGGGGGTCCTTCGCTTCCGGATCCCATATACGGGAGATATCATAAGAATAAATAGCTGAGGGGAATAACAGT